ACGACACCTAGCATATTTGCGGCCCGTAGCTCGCTACGAGTAGCAACTCCCATAAACCGCCGCGTTTCCGCCATTATCGACTCCTCATTGCATCAAAATTGAGCGGCTTGGCCTCGTACCTATTCGTCACAAGACTCCAAAGCATCTCTAATGCGTCAGGAGCGTCATCATGGTCTCCCTTTGGAAATTCTTCGACCATGTTCATAAAATCCAAGCTCAGAGTTCGGTTAAACAATATCCACCCATTGTTTATCTTTGGCTCAAGGGTAAATATCCGCTTTTCCTTTTTCTCCGTGTTCTCAATCTCATAAAAGGGTACGCTGATTTTCCAATCCTCCAACCCCTTTTTTCTCATTTCATCTTGCCGACGTTTCTTCTCTCGCACAATGTTCTCGGTCAAAAGTCCCCGATACAAGTTCTCTTCGACTCCAAACTTAACATATTGCATCAATTCATGCTGCTCAAAGATTTCAGGAATATACCGACTCGGTTTTGCTTTCTTCGTCCAATCACGATGGACAAATAGCCTACCCTTACTGTCCTTTAGCCCACTCGCAATCACTGTAAAGTCCAGAACCGACGTGTTCTTGGTCTTTGCCTTACCACCTGTTGCAGGGTCCATAGCACCGTAGGCAATCAGTTCTTTGTACGGGATGAAAGTCCCGGTGGACTCTATCACTATACCTTCACGTTCTGGATCTTCGTAATACCAATGAATGTTGTCGAAAATAGCTTCGTCACTTGGTAGCGGTGCGTTTTGCTTTTCTTTCATAAACGCACGCTTGCCTTTTTCCACAAGCTGCTTCATCAAATCGTAATAAGGTTCTTTTTCAGGCCACAATACTTGCGTGCCTTTAAGCATTTCCGATTTGTTCTTTTCAAAAAACGCTACGGCATCTTGCTCTCGATTTTCGTTGTCTAAATTAGAATAAACTTTTCGCCATTGATGCCAAAGATCCTCGCGCTCACTCCACTCAATAACCGAACGATAAACCTTTGTCTTGTACGCAGGGTTCTTTTTAAGACGCATGAGAAGACTATCCCTGTGCAAAACGGTTCCTACAATTTCAATGCTGGTTCTTTTGTCGCCAAGGTTGGTCACAACTTCGTTAAACCAATCCTCCATCTTTTGGCGCAATTCTTCGTTGTAAACCTCGTCTGAATCTTCTACGTCGTCTAAGATAATTTTGCTTGGTCGAGCTTCTCCGTATCTAATACCTCGTACTTCAGTCCCGGAGCCGACCGCTTGGAGTAGACATGACCAATCTTCATTAACAACTTCAAACGCTTCTGAGCCCACTTTTTTGCTAGGAAAGTGAACTCCATACACGTCCAAAAGAAAATCGTTATTAAGTATCTCACTCCGAATGTCTTTAAGTTTTTGGATAGCCTGGGCGGTAGTGGCGGATATGAATAGGATATATTTCTCTCTTCGATAGCAAATATCATGAATAGGTTTGAAGAGTCCCTTAACCGTTGATTTCGCATAACCGCGAGGCGCACAGTCCAAAACTCTAGCCGCAACTGGATTGCGTCGATAAAACGCAAAACAATCACGATGGAATTCGTTAAAAGGGTACTCGCAATAGTGCGGAAAAAATAGTTCACAAAACAACTCCAGGTCATGCTCACAACGAGCGCGGATCAATTCATGGGCTAGACTCGGATCTTCTTCGTTGGTGCTCTTCAATAATTTCCACAAGTCTTGCTTTGATAGTTTCTCGGTCTTTTCCCTTAGCTCCCGCTCCATCAAACAACCCCAAGTATTTTGACAGCATTTCTAACGCCTTTAGCGCATCTCGCATTTTGATCTTTTTTCGATAACCAAGAAGGCCCCCATCGCCATCACTCACCGGGGAGATGTCCACAAAATCAATCGCTGCCATTTCTTGCTCTGTCAAAGACTCCGAAGGCTTTACTTCGAGAGAAGTCTCATTCCATGTACAGATCATTCCAATATGGCCAAAAGCTATCTCCGCAAGCCTACGCAATACTTTGTCTTGAGAAATTTCTAATTTTACCGCTGCTCGTTCTCTAAGTTCGACTAATCGCGTCATAACCTTAGCATCTCTTAGCAGCCTAGAAGCATTGGCTTCAGCAACTTTTTCGTCGCCTCCGTAAACCTTCAAATACGCTTGTTTTCCGTTTGATGAAATTAAATATGCCTGAACAAATGCTTCATGTTTGGCATTTTTAAGTACTGGCACCTGGCCTCCTTAAAACGCTAGATCCATCACAGCGTCTAAACACTGCGCATACTTCAATTCTGGTGACTTATCGAACTCTTGTTGCAGTTCGGTCCACTTCTCCGGTGGTATCTCAAACTGATATGCGGCTTTACCGCGCTCTTGCTTTAAGATTTTTGTGGCATGAATACCTTTGAACCTAAGGTAGGCCACAAACTTAATGTTTTTTGAACTCATCATATCAATATCCTATCCCTAAGCCTTTAGGCTGCACGCATCACAATCAATTTAGCAAGCCTAGGATTTAACACCACAGGTCAAACCGAGCTGGGTCTCCCCTAACCGAGCTGGGTCTCCCCAGACTAAACCCTACTAACTTTGTTATATATACTTGCGTAAGTCTCTACGCATTACCGCATTGTGTCTCCGTGTTTCCTTGAGGGTGTTATGACGTGCCTAGTTATTAGGCCCGACCGCGACCAGAGC